TGGGAAATTGGTAATTGAATTGCTTGAAATATCATAATCTTGTTCATTAACAACCGTTCCATTTAAAAACAACAATTCATAGGCACTATGCACATTCCATGTTGTTGGCGTGTAACTACCAGCACTTGTTAAATCAAATGCCCAGCGACTAAACACGCGATATGAACTGCCTGAAGCCCTGTATTGATAAATAACCGCCCCTGCCGTTACAGTAACGCTTGCAGAAAATGTAATAGTGCGCGTTGCGTAATTTACACCTGTTACTGTGTATTGTGTTGGCGTTCCCATATTGGCAAAAGTAATAATGTCGCCCACATCTATTAACTGCCAAGGCATTGTTGATGTGTTCCAAACAACCGTATTGGTTGATGATGATGCAACCGTTAAATTGATTGTTGTATAAGTATTTGCCGCCGATACTGCACGCATTGTAATGCAAGTAATAATGTCGCCCGTTGTTGCGCCTACGCTTAATGTAAAGGTTGTGCTTGTTTCGCTATATTCGCTTGTATCAAGTAACAATCCATTTTTAAAAATTAAATCTTGCCCCGTTATATAACCTGACACCCTAGCCGTTGGCGTAAATACAGTTTGACCGCTTGTTGCTGTAAACGATTGTTGGTTAAAATAAAAATTATCAGGCGGTGAAAAA